TTTGAGAGCGCGACGGCTGATACGTGATGATTGCTGGCGGCATCGAAAACTCCCGTTGGAGCCTTCTGCATGGCAGCCATCACACGCTGTGCCTGAACTGGCGCAATGTGTGATTCGGACTTGCCACGAGCCTGAATACCTATAGCTTCATAGTGAGCAAAGTACTCCCACTCGAAAGGGAGGGAGGGATTGCCCGCTGTACCGGAGCCCTGACACGAGACCAATATTATTAAGGGATTGGTCGGTGTCGGGAACGGTGATGCGTACGCGTTGTTGGAGAAGGCGGTCTCCAGAGGGAGAACTGGCTGCCAAGCAGCCACCACCCATTCTCTTGTGAATGGCTGGGTCTTCACGCGATCAAACGCACGGAGGTCTTCAACGTTCATCGTATCAGTCTTACCATGATTCGGTTCCTCGAGAGCATATACGCTTCCGTTCATATCGACTTGTTTGCCGGTATAGCGGAGACGGATGCCCAGGCCAACGATTCGGGCCTGGACTTGCTGCGCTGAGAAGTCAGCGGCAGTAAGTTCCGAGTTCGGTGAGATTTTGTTCATGTGAGCAGCATCCCATGTCATGGTATTGGAGGTTCCTGTGCCAGTTGTGTAGATGGCAGCAGGAGTGTCACCCGCTAGCGATGTGTAGCAGGTGAGTCCACCGAAGCCATTCGACTGCACGTACCCCGTACCGCGGCAGAAGATTTTACGCTTCGCCGTATCAAGGCACGGGAGTACAGGCACGCAAGCGCCTGCAGGTGAATCGAATGGATTCAGGAGGGTCTCTCCATAATGGCGAGCGCATTCGCGCTCGGCTGGGTTAGAGCTGGCAAGGGCTGCCCTTGGGCGAGCCCTGCCACTCCTGGCAGTTTGGGCCCGACCACTTGTGGTCAGGCCTGATGCGGTTCTGCGAAGACCGCGCTCACTGTCGTCATGTTGACGCCAGCGGCGGTCTTGCTCTGCGCGAGGCAGGTTGCGAATCCTTGGCTTAGCAAGAAATTGTGCTTTGTTCATATTCGTCTTCTTCTGTCTTTTCAGTTATAACGGGATACCCCCACTGAAAGGGGGACTGTTCATCCCAAGATACCGTGCGCTTTAGGCGCACGGCTCACCCGTGCAGTCTCTTGGCCGTCCGAGACTCTCCTCCCACGAATGGAAAGGAGTGCATCTTGGCGTGGAAACTTTTTTGTTACCCACCAGCCACGTGAACCACTTTGGGTGATCTACATCTTGGGACCCCGTGAACTCCATCTTCTGGAGTCCGGGCGCCCCTGGAGCACTATTGCAGTGCCCAGGTAGAACAGTAAGATATCTTCCGTTATGGAATTGAGAACGAGAGACGACTTTAAACGGGAAAGAGAAGTCTTCTGCCTCACGGCAGTCGGCTCCAAAGAATTCTTTGCTTCTTGGGTGTTTAAATGTCAGTTGCGGCTTGTCCGCACCTGGCAGGAAATCACTCAGGAGGGGATCCTGAATAGGATCTTTATCTCTGAATTCTTCTAACTCGTCCAAAGGACATCTGCACATTTCGCCGTCAATGTCAATACAATAGGCATGAGTCCTCTCCTCATGGACCAGCGTAAACGCTGTAGTGCCATGATTGCGGAGATATGAGGACGCCTTGGCGTCGTCGGACTTGCATTGGACTTTCACTCCCACAAACTTCCCGAGGAAGGCTTGTGTTACGCAGTGTCTGGCAAACTTCTTTTGTTGTTTTGTGTGATAACCGAGCTCGCCTCGACAGCCGAGCCCACCACATACGGTGGGTATCGACAAGTTGAAGCGGCCTTTAGCGGTTAGGGACTCAATGCTCTCCTTATGATAGTGAACGAAACGTTTATAAAGGCGTTCCTTGTTTTGGAATCCTTCATACATCTCGTTCCAGAGAGTATTGGCCTGGTAGTGCCTTGCACCACCCCGCCCAGTTTTACTGGTCACACCAGTTAACAACCCAATATTGGCAAAAGGAATTTTGCTCCAGGAGCCTCGACTCCGTGACCACAGTTGTGAGTTCACGGTGAAGAGATTCTTATGGACATAATTCTTGCCAACGGACATCTTTAGTCCGAACTTGGGTAAGTTTGTTTTCCAGATTTCGTACAACTCGTTGTTGGTACGAAAGCCAATGTCATCGCCATTGATGATGACGGCGAGGTCTCCAAGTGAGACCTCATCATTGAGGTATTCTTCAAGAGAAACCCAATACACAACTAAATTTATCACACAGAGAATAGGAAATGATAGGACTGATCCCATCAATTGTCCATTCCTCTGCCTCTCCGAGGGAGTATCGTTTGGAAAATCGATCTCTTGCTCGTAGAGCTCGCGTCTTAAGCACTCAGCTGCCCTTCTTGAAAGGTGGCCGAGCACTTGTTGGCGTTCTAGCCAGGACTCAAATGCGTCCTTGGTCTGTCTGATGTCTATCCCATCGGTGGCTGACTTGTAGTCGCCACTCACATAAAGGGGTAGTTTCACGTTGTGTTGTCTCTCTAGAATTCCAGTCTTCTTATCCATCCATTTCAGATGGGACTCATCAAGCGGTTCGCCTATGAGGGCCATCTGCCTCCATCTCCTAAAGAGATGTGAGTGCAGTGCCTTCTGTGCAAACTTTGCGAAATGAGCCCGTAGTCCGGGGCCTTTGGTGATAAATCTCACCTTGAGAGGCTCGGAGATAGCATGTACCATAACTCTGTCTTCTTCTTCGCTGATTCCTTCAATGAAATCAGTGACAGTTGGCATGGTTGGGGCGCGGTATTCCACTACGCCTTGCGTGCTCTCTTCGACCTTACTCAGGTCCCCGTAATCTGAAAATCCCATTACCTTAGTGTGCTGACACACTTCGGCTAGTCCTCCACCTTCACTCCGCTTCGTCGCATATCTTGACGACTTACTGGGGAGGAGGTTTACTTTAGGCTTTACCAGATCGCTGCCCTCCCAGATCATGTCATAGTATTCACTATAATCGACATAATCTGTTGTGGGGGCGGTGCTTAAGGTTTCAGCGTAGGAGGAATAGGAGCTTAAGACAAAGCTCTCGGGAACTGGAGCGCAGGCCCTCTTGAGGCCCTGCTTGATGCTCCAAAATAACCTGACATTTCGTTCACCTCCGGTGTGCACTCGGC